CACAGATTTATTATACCCTACATCATCTACCCAAATATATTATATTTCAGGATCATCCTTTACAGAGGTAACAAGTTCAGTAACCAATCCATTTGTAGTAAATGATTTTAAATGGGGAGCAGTAATACCCCCAGGTACTTCATCTTTTGTTTGGGGTCCAAGTGGAAGTGTAGAAATTCCTGCATCTCAATCTCGAATAATAGGAACAGGAATGTATAATATGACTATTGGGAATGATGAATTTACTTATAAAGAATTATATAATTGGAACTATGGCGTCCCAAAAATCACACCAGGA